TCCATAGCTACATCAGACATTCCATACCAATCTGTTTCAACTAAAAGTTGATTACGTTGATCTCTTAAATCAGCCATTCTACGTGCAGGTGCGCCGTCAGCCCAGGCTTGTTCTTCAAGATCACGTGCTTTCTCTTCTTCTGCCGTAAACTGAATTCTTTCTCCGTTTACCATTTTAAATCTTGGCATTTTTTTCTCCTTTAACTTCTTTTAATTCCATAGTGTACGTATCCAGAATATGTTAGCGTACCGCCACTACCATTATACATTTTCCATTGATTTGTTGTCGTGGTTGCAAGTTCCATAGCCATTCCCATTTCATCACAGTGTCCACCATTGTACCAGCCACTGTTTCTCCATAAAGCATGGGTGTGCCTACCGTTTGTAGCATTATCATAAATATCTATTATCCATCTTCTTGGTTCTGTACTTTCGTTTCCTATTCCATATCCATTTAAACGGCCATAAGTTTGACCACTGCTTCCCGAACCACCTGTTCCGCCTGTTGCCGCATAGTGATACGCATAAGCATAAGTACTACTACCAGTAAAGTAAGTATCATCTGATGCTCTTCTTGAGCGCCAGTAAATATCACCACCTCCACTAGAATACACTTGTTCTATTTCATATCTCTGAAATAAGTATGAGGTGTCCATTGATAAATCAAACACTAATTCTGATGCGGTACCTCCAGTAGTGTTATTAGTTATAAGAACTCTTTTGTTTGCACTAGTGCCAGTAGTAACACCATCTGATCCAATAGTAAAAGCCGTAGTGTCAGAATCAAACTTAATGTTCTGAGTTTCAACACTTGTTACTATTAATCTACTCATGCTCTCTTATAACCGTATAGTGTATAACCTTTATAATTTATATTTCCTGTTCGGCAAAATATTTTACATCTATCATTTTTTGAATTATGAAGTACTGTTCCAGCACCATGTTGTACTACTACTTCCGCGCCTGACGAATTACCAAATTGCGTAAAATGATAAATTGTTCTCTGTGCTGTTGTATCAACATCGACAAATCTTATTACTTGATGGCTGTATCGATATGTTGCATCATCGCCTATACCGTACCAATGTAACTTAAAGTAATCTTGATTCCAACCACCATCATCTCCGGTATTATTAGCACTACTGTTTTGCTGTGCACCATGGCATACACTTGAATACAATCCTGATCCAAGATAACTACCAGTAGCTTCATCTCTCATAGTCATATGTAGATTTTCACCACTACCTGAGTGATAAACTTGATGCATATGTAATTCTTGATAGCGATAAATGCCACTTGTATCTAAATCAATTTCAATTGATGCTACATCAGTTGCTGGAGTTGTACTATCAGATATAACTGAAACAGGACTTGCACCATCTACTGTTTTATGAAAAGTTACATTACCAGTACCGTCAAAGCTTATTGAATCGCTATCTCCACCTGATACTCTTATCTTATCTACTTTTAAAATACTTGCCATTATACTATACTTAAGTTACCTTGTAGTGTTAATGTCTGACCACTGTCAATCGAAAGAGGACCAGCAACCATTGCGTTTTTATCTGAATCGATAGTAACACTCGCAGATAAATTTTGATCATTTAATCTAAATAACAAATTAGAACCAGTAGGAAAAGCTTTTTCCGTATAGTTACCTGCCTTTGCTGTCTCTCTTGCTCTTGTCATTAGCTAGCTCTTGTTGGCCATGTTATTGAATCTGCAATTAATTCGCCAAAATCATCTGTTTTTGGTGATGCACTTGCAGGTAAATCTCTTAATGCCTGCATATAAGTTTTTAACTTAGAGTCAACTGCCTCGCCGTTTGAGTAAGCCTTTACAACTTCCCAATCTAAAGCCGCAAGTTTTGCATCTCTTTCAACGCGAAGTAGTCTCATTCCTTCGGCCGCATCCATTTCTGCAATCTTATCGGTAACTTCTTTCTCTGTTGGAACAGCTTGCTTTGAATCAAGCCATTCCAAGCCAGACCATTCGCTACCTCTTAAAACCCACTCGGCTCCCGGCTTAAGAGCTTGGAGTGCGGCTGGTATATCATATTTCATTTTTGTCTCCTTTTAATACGACTATTTATACATTACTGTTTAACTTCTATTGCTGTCATGGAACTTCTTAATCTCGTAGACCAGTTTGCATTACCGTCTGAATACGGTCTATTTATAACTACAGTGTAAGAAGACGAGTGAGGCACTCCTGCTTGAAGTTGATAAACGACGGCTGACGTGGTGTTTGGCGAATCAAAAAATGTTATGGCACCACTTTTTGGATTATAACCAGTGTTATAAGAAGTAGAAGTGTACTCATGAAACGTAGCTGGAGTTCTAGAACCCATTTCTTGGTCTCCAACAAATCCTGTGGTAGTGGCTGTCGCTCCACCGATAGAACGAGTAAGTCTTAAAGATCCATGACCATTTACAGAAAAACTTGGATTTAAAATTATTAAAATTTTATTAGAAGCAGAAGACGGAGTTATTGAAACGTTGTAATTTGTAATGTCAACGAAAGAAGTGCTTGTTGTAGAAAACAGAGCATTTTGGTCTCTTTGAACTACTTGTAACGTACTTCCTGCTGGTAAATCTGATGATGCCACGGACGTTAATGGTGTGCCACCAGTTATTTGATTAAGTGCTATTTTTGCTCTTTGTATTGGCATTATGCTAAGTCTCCTACTATACCATGACCATTATCTGTTGTATCAATTAATGAACTATGACCATACATATGTGCAACATCCACGTGATCCGTTGAAGAACTTTCACAACATACATAATTATATTCAACACCGATTGTTGCATCTCCTGCTCCTAGTAAGGCATATGTCGCATTACTCATATTGTTAGTAAAATTTATTATGGATCTGCCAACTGCAGTATCTGCCACACTAGTAACATTAAAACTGTCATTTAGAGTAACTGCACTTGAAGTATTACAATTCATTCTAGCCCAAACTTTTATCAAGCCTTGTTGCAAGTTAGTTGTGTTAGCACCTTCACCTTGTACAGTTATAGAACCAGCAGTGTCTATACCACTTAACTGATTTACTCTGACGTTATTACCACCAGCGTTATTTTTAATTTTATTCGCAAATATCGTGCTCATTGCGCAATCTCCATAAGTGCGATAGTTGACGCAGTTCTTGGCTCATGAAGATTAGCGTATTCTCTATCTTGGTGAGTTCTGTTTACGTACCAAGCATTCGAAGAATAATGTCTTATTTGTATCTTATACGTGGTAGCACTCGTTGTATTTGGAGAATCTAAATAACTAAAACTTAACGGTGCACAATTATAAACTTCGTTACCTGAAGCATAATTATTCGTAAAAGCTACTCTTGGTCTGGTGCCTCCTGCGTCACCTATTAAAAGATTTGTGCTTCCTCTTACTATATGGCAGTAAACTAAAAAACCTTGTGTTCCTACGCTTATGTAACCGTTTATATAAATCTTACTGTTAGAAAATTTTGGCGTGATGGTTGCGGCTAAACCACTATCAACCGGTGTAGTACCCGTGCCAGTGGCTACGTCCGTAAAATCGCTTGAAACGACTTGTATCACGTGCCCTGGTATAGAAACGCCTGTTCCAGTTCTTGGTACAATTTTATTTACATTTATTTGACCGGTCATGCTAAATCTCCTGAAACATTGTGTCCATGAAAAAACGAATCAGTTACATTTCCATTTGAGTACTGAGCTACAAGTCTAAATCCAGTAGTCGCTAACATAGAACCACCACAAAATCTTGTATATAAATCATTAGCTTCTGTTCCACTATATACTGCTGAACAAGTTAATGAGTATGTTGAGTTATTCATATTGTTAGCAATAGTTACGTCTATGTGGCTAGTCGATACATCAGTTTGACTTGTAATGTTAAAAGTATCGCCTGCAGTGTTAGCACCTAATATATCTCCTCTTTGATCAAACTGACCCCACATTTTAGTCAACCCTTGTCGTAAGTTTGTCGTTGCTGTTCCTTCACCTTGTACATTTACGTCACCAGACGTAGTAATAGTCATAGCACTATTTCCGCTAGTATGTTGTAATTCTGTAAGTCCTACTATTCCTGCCATTATACCACCGTAAAATTTCCGTTAACTGTTATGTTTACACCAGAGTCAATTGTTATTGGTCCTATCACTGATGCGTTCTTTCCTGAGTCTATTGTAATACTACTTATAATATTTTGTGTATTAACTCTTATTGGTACATTATTTATAACTAATGATGAGTCTAAATTTGATACGCGAACTGCAGCGTCAGCAAGTGTACCATTCGTGACTGATCCTGCTACTGGAGTAAACACTCCAGCCTTTACTCCTAAATCTACGACTCTTAACACAGCGTTTGAGTCAAGAGCAGAATCAAATGATATTGTACTTCCACTCAAAGTAAAATTATTTTGTGCTTGCACTACTCCATCGATACTAACTAATAAAGCACCTTTTGCAGATGGAGTAAAGTTTAAACTACAACTGTCTGATTCTCCTTGAAACACTCTCGTAAATTCTGAAAATGTTTTTAAGTTAGCGGCCAACATATCAGCCGTGACTCCACCAGTTACTATTGGTGGACCACCTACGTCACCCATGACCATTACAAAACAAGAGTCTCCGGAATCAGGTGCTGAAGTAAATGCTAAATTATTACCACCAGCTTCTAAGTTATAGTCAGTACTTGGATTTTGTATTACACCGTTAAGCGATACGATTAACTGATTAACGTTACCGACTTGCTTACCAAGAGGGAATGCAGCGGTCGAAGCGTTAAAAGTCCATGACGATACGTCGACTTTTCTAAACTCTCCAAACGTTGGTTGTCTTCCTATGTATGCCATTATTTTATTCCATATAATTTAAACGTACCTGTTAAGATACTGTTAGTCGAAAATTTAAATTTTATTCCTGTTACGTTACTGTTAGTACTCCAAAGTGTTCCGTGCGATGTAATATAGTACGGATGATAACTATAATAAGTTAAAAAATAGTTAAATGCTCGTCCACCACCAGTTGTTCCTTTTGGATCTGGTAACGTCATTTGAAATTGTAATGGAACTGCTTCAGTAGCATCTAAATGACCAGAAGGAGTCATTTCCCATTTCGTTTCAGAAAAGCCTCCATTGACGGTGTAGTTACTGTTAGCATTACTGTGAGTGTTAATCTTTGTTCCATACGTAGCATCTGTATCGTAAGTTGATGAACCACCTCTTGCTTTAAATGCATGAAAATCATCTTGGTCAGAGCCAGCGTTACTCGTAATACCAGTTCCTCTAATTATAAAAGTTTCATATGCATCATCAAAAAGATTAGTAAATGCAACCTCGGCAGTAGCTTCACTGACAGTAGTTGTATTTAAAAGTACCATGTCACTTGTACCAGCTACTGTTCCAGTAAATGTATAATCACCTGTAAGATCTAATTCAGATGAACCTATTGCGTTTGCAGGTATCTTAGCAGAAGTCACAGCGTCAGCAGCGATCTTTGCTGTAGTTATCGCGTTATCTTGAAAACTTGCCGCTCTTAACTTAGTTGTCATCCTGCCACCTCAAATGCTGTTATTGTTGAAAACGAACCAGTTCCACCATTGTTTATCCTTCCAGTATTATTACCTACTTTAAAATAAGGTTGATATGTTATTGCCGAAGTAGTATTTGGTGAATCTAAAATTTGTAATGTTGCATGGGCATAGTTATAACTACTTCCGCTAAATAAATTTCCAAAGCCTCTTGTAGGTTCCCCTAAATTTGTTGAGTCTCTAAATAAAGTTAGAAATATAGAATGTGTACCAGTTGGACTTCCATATGACATACTACATGTAACAAATATTTTATTTGATGCAGACGATGGAGTTATAGAAACTGACAAAGTATTTGATGCAGCAACAAATGACGTAGATGTAGTTGTTCTTTCTGTACTATCTGTAGCAGTGACAACTTGTAATATCTGACCCGGTGCAACAATAGATCCTGCAGCACCACTTATCTTATTTCCACTTGCTATACTAACAGTACTTCCGGTTGCCGCTTGTATTGTATTTGTCTTTAATGTACTCACACTATGCTCCATTCACCGTTGACTGTTACCGTAAAACCTGAATCAATCTGTATCGGTCCTGCACTCATACCGTTACTTGCAGAATCAATTGTAATATTCTCTGCAATATTATTTGCATTTGTTCTTATTATTGAATTAGTTCCTAGCCAAGGTGTATTGGTATATTTAACTGCTTGATTTCCAGTAGGTTGATCAGAACTACTTAGTGTTACTGTTGGTGCTGCGACTCCACCTGTAAATGTATCACCGCTTCTTTTTGCAGATCCACCTACATCAGTTACCGTGACTTGTGTAACTTCAACTACCTCTAATATATCATTAAGAAATGCTGCAGTTGATAGTACAACATTTGATCCGGTAGTTGTGAAGTCACCCTCTGGAGAAAGTTTAGCACCATTTAAAAATACATGACTAGAACTATCGACACCTGATAATGAAACACCGTTCGCATCATTACCGCTAAAAGTTGTCTGTCCTTCAGTCGCAGTAAATCTAAATCTTGTAGTTCTTAGCTCAACAGTTTGATTTGCATTTGAACCTATGTAACTCATGCTAAGTCTCCATTTATACTGCATGAATTTATTGCTATATCTACTTCTGCACTATTAATGTTATCATGCGCATAAAGATTATACGCGCTTGTAGAAGGATCTGCTGTTCCACCTGCAACGCATAAAGCTTGTTTACCATCTGCCGAACCAGAACCGTCATCATAAGACATTCCGACTAAACAATAATTTGCATTACCCATATTGACTGTAAAAGAAAATCCTGCATGACCAGTAGCGTGGTCTGTTATATTCGCTGTGTTAAAACTATCTGTTAAAGCAGGTGTACCTGTCTGATTATACCTAACCCATGATTTAGACAATCCTTGTTGTACATTACTAGTATGATTTCCCTCACATTGTAAAGTTATAGTACCTGCAGTCGTCTTACCTTTGAGAGTATCAATCTTAACAGTATCATTAAATGATATGTCATTACCAACTTTTGCCTGAATCTCATTTACAACTACACGGCTCATTGTGCGATCTCCTGAAGTGTTATTGTATGACAGTCTTCTGGCGATGAACCAGCATTAGGATTAAGGGTGGCTGTACCATTGTTAACATGCGCCAACAAACCATAGTGTCTTGTAGAAGTCGTAGCTGGAGAATCCAAATAAACTATAGTTAATTGATGTTGATTAGTATGCGAAGTTGAGCTAGTATATGAATTAAAATTTGGATGTCTTACTATACCTTGTATGTTCGCAAGATTATTATTTGCCGTGCCTCTTCCTATCGCGGCTGCAACAGAATAAGTATTTCCGACGTGTCTCATTACATAATACATGGTAATTAAAATTTTTGATGTAGCAAATTTTGGTGTTATTGAAAGAGTGTCGCCAATTTGAACAAATGAAGTACTAGTAGTTGAATTAACTGATTGACTAGTAAGATGAACAGTTTGAAGCGTTGCACCAGATTGATGAAGCGTATGTCCACTTGACACTTCTACAACGGTTGGTGTAGCAGAACTCGCTAAACCTTGAATCTTTTGAACACTTAAAGTGCCTGCCATTACGTAATCTCCAAAATACTCAATGTTACGTCGATTGATGAGGCCGTGCTAGACTTGACTTGAAGTTTATCACTTGCTTCTAATACTACTTTTTGGTCTCCGCCCACCGCTACTAGTGCGCCTCCTACAGATATAGGAGCCGTTTTTACTATCTTAACGTTATCACCATCGTTGTTAACGAGAGTTATATCTGCCGTGACGGCGCTCGATGTAGTGTTCGCTAAGTTTAATCCTATCACAGTTGTTGCTGTAGCGGACGGACAAGTGTAAACATCAGAATCTGCCGTGCCAATATTAGTTTTTGTTTTAACTTTAAATGTATTTGCCATGTTCTATCCTAACGCGATTGCGAGTGATATAGCTTCGCCTGCAGCAATAGATGAAGCTGTAGCTGAATCTACTAAATTAGTAATTGTTTTACTACCTAATGTAATTGATGTGTTTACGATGATTCCGTTCTTTACAACGAAATCTTTTTGCGTTGCTGTTGGCATCGGTTCACTCTCCCCAATGTTTTATTATATTTATATGTTTTTAACCTTTTAATTCCATAGCTATTATACATCTATCATGATTATTTGTCCAAACTGTTCCTCCGGAATGTGCACTCATATAAACACCATAAGTTATTTGACTTGTAGTCGAAGGAGTATCAATATGCTGTAGTACTAAAGGTATTGCTATTTCCAAACTACCTGATGAAGTATCTCTTTGATAACCAAATCTTGCATTACTACCATAAAGTTCTGTAGAATCTCTGTATATTGCTCCAGATCCTCCATGATCTGTTCCACCTCCATAAATATAATATCCAGTTACGTTTGCAATCACTAATATCCTAGAGCTGGTCGCTGAAGGCGTAATATTTACGTTACAATTAGTCGTCACATAACTTCCAGAGGTCGTAGAAAATTGAGCATTAATAATTCCTGACGTAACCGTTTGTAAGACACTTTCTGCTGGTAAATTTGCTGTGGCAACAGAAGTTAAAAAACTACTTCCTTGCGAAAGAGCCGCTGTTTTTACTTTTGTTAATGCCATGTCCTCTCCTACACTATCGACAATGATCCGTTAATGACTACCGAAACTCCGGAGTCAATCGTTATTGGTCCACATACTACCGCATTATCATTTGAGTCTAAAGTAAATCCTGTCTGTATTCTATTCGTGTTCTTTCTTACTGGCGTATTCGTAATCGCTAAAGCATCATTTAATTTTGCGGCAGTGACACTGTTATCTGAAACTGTACTGGTGCTGTGCGCGTGTCCCATCGCAGTGATAAAATCTATAGTATGAGTCGCAGAATCAAGAGCCTCACTAAAAGTAATAGTACTTCCGGTTACCGTGTACGCGGAGTTTGGAGCTTGTATTACGCCGTTAATAGAAACAATTAATTGTTCTGCAATAAAGTTTGGTTGTGGTACGGTATCGATCTTAAGTGTATATGACGAATCACCTGTACCAGTGATAGCATCCATTCTTTGATATATGCCAAACTGCGGTGACTTACCGAGAGTACTCATTGTGCTATCTCCATAGCTGTTATAGTTGATATAGGTCTTGTAAAACTTGCGGTATCACTCTCAGTGGCAGAACGATTAATGTAAAAACTACCCGGTGAAGAGTTCCATCCTCTTGCTGTTAACTTATAAGTTGTAGCAGATGTAGTGCTTGGTGAATCTAAGAAATCTTGAGCTTGATAATAAACTTGATAGCCTGCTGCACCACTATTACCAGATTGTGCTAAACTCGAAACTCTAGTTTTGCTACCATCAGCATCACCTAGTGCAATATTTGTGCTACCTCTTACTAAGATAAGTGCACAACCATAACCTCCAGAAACAATGCCGGTACAAACTCTATAGGCAATTAACACTTTACTTGAAGCAGATGACGGTGTAATAGCAACTGATAATCCAATATCAACAAAAGTTGTTTGACTATTGGAAGTAAAAGTATCTGTTTTAATACCTTGAACTATTTGTAATATATGTCCTGGCGCGTTCAATACATGACCACTTGCAACTTGAATCTTATTACCGCTAGTTGATGAACCTTGTATATTTTGAACTGTTAATGTACTCATCCTGCGATCTCCATCAAAGTTAACGTAGAAACTGCACCAAACTTTGAGTTATCATCACCCCATGTTTGACAAGAATTAATATACAAATATGAACTTGCTTCACAAAATGCTTGAACCTTATATGTCAAAGCAGATGTTGAACTTGGTACATCTAATAATTCTATAACTGACGGTTGTGTAGGTGCATTTGAACCTCTTCCATCTCCAAAAACATGAGCAGCCGTTCTACTACTTAATGATGTAGGTGTAAATATCATGCTGCCGTCTCTCACTATACGAACTCCAAATCGTTGATTAGCATTTGAAGAAGCAGATAATACACATTTAGCAAGTATCTTATTTGATGTTGAACTTGGCGTAATACTAAGTGTTAAATCTGTAATGTCTTGATAAGATGCATCATTAAAATTATAGTTACCAAGAAATTGTGCTTGTTTAACTTGTAAAATACTGCCTGAAGGCAATCTTGCGCTTGCAACAGTACCTGTTAGTTTTGTTGCGGCCATTGCAGCAATTTTTGCATCAGTAACTGCACTAGCATTTATATTTGACGTACCAACTACGTCAACTGGTAATCCTGTCGTAGCTATTGCTTTTCCTAAAAATAATACATAAAAATGGTCAGAAGCGTTTACAGCACCTGTCATAGTTAAAGTCGTACCGCTTGCAGAATAAGCTACAGTTGGTTCTTGTCTCGTGTTATTAATAAATACCGCAACGTCTAAAGCACTACCTACGCTTTGTTGTAATGAATAGGAAGTTCCACCGTTACCCGTTATGGTTTGCTTTTGTAAACTTACGTGCTGTGTAGCTGCTTTTTGACCAAGTGTCGCCATGTTATGTTTGCTCCACGTATGATACTATAACATCTAACGAATTTGAATCCGATGAAACTGCTTTAATAATATTACCTGCCTGCATAATAATTTTATGATCGCCACCTACTATGACTTCTGTACCACCCGGTGCTATCGTGACGTTTTTAACAACGTGCGTGACTTTTCCCGTGGCAGCAGCAGAATCTTGAATGCCAGCACTAAGATTAACGTTCTTGTTCGTTAACACGTTTGCCGCAGACATTCCAATAATAATAGTTTTAGTAGCGCCAGGGCAGGTATATAAAGAAGCAGAATCTACACTTAACTGCGTGCGTAATAGATTTTTTAAAGTGTTTGCCATTTATTATCCTCCAAAAATTAACGAATTAAGTAAGGCTTGATTGTCTGCTATCGTTACTACTTCTGCAGAGTCAGTAGATAGTATTTGTATTTGTGCCGAATCTGTAATTCCACGCACTTGCATTTGTCTGTCAAAATCTACTCTGTGATCATGAACTGTTACTGATCTTCCTAATTCTGCTAATTCTCTTGCTTTTGTCATTTTTCTATCCTATTAAGTAACAACTAAGTGAAGACTTATCATTATCAGAATTCCAATCAGAATATGTATTATCCCAACCAACCAATACTTCATGACCAGCTGTTAAAGGATATATTAATGAACCACCAATAGTATATCCTTTGTAATCGTTACCAGAGTATGAGCGTATCAATATTGAATAACTACTACCATCGTAAACGGCAAGAAAAAATGCACGATAATTCGTACTAGCACCTCTGTGTGAGTAACCTTCTAAATGGTAATTGCCTGTAACCGGTGCAACAAATCTACCACTTGATAAACCACCTCCAATATTTAAATCTGTTATAGTCCAACCAGTAACTTCTTGAAAATTTGTATATACAGCAGAATTAGCTGTTGATGAACTAAATCCTCTTACAGACATCATTGGTTTTGCTGGCTGAAAAACACGACCAGTGCTATCAATCGTCATAGCAGATGTTCCTGCTTGATTCTTAATTGTATCAGTCTTTACTTCATTTACTTTTAAATCGCTCATAATGCTATTTATACCTCTTCAGGCCACCTGTTAATTTCTGTTATACCATTTGAATCTGCTGAATCAAATAATTTTATAAAAGTTGACATATCAGATGCTGCTTTAATTTTTGTCTCAATATTATTACACGCGGTCCTAATATCATTTCTATGTTTAGTAATGTCACTAGGAATCTCAGTTGACTTTTCAGCTTTTCTAGTAATGTACCAGTCTGTCTGACTTAAAAGTGAAAAAGCTGTCTGTTTGATTTCATTTATATATTGTGTTTTAAGACCGATACTTCCGTCTGAAGAATCTTCTAAATTTTTTTCAACTCCTGCAGAAAAGTAAAATCTATCATCATAAGATGCTGGTGGATCTTCCCATTGCATATCATGAGCTAATTTTTCTGAATCAGACCAAACTGAAGCCCAGTTTGGAGGATGTTGTATGTATGATTTATCAGACCACCCTTGACCTTCTTTTATTATAATACCATTATGTTTCCAAGGCATTTTTATCTCCTATCTTGCATTTGCAAATTTAAATGGCTGTTCAGCAAAAGCCATGTATATGTATGTAGAGTTACTTCCGTTTGAATTAGTACTATTGAAACCGAACTTAAATCCGTTTGAAAATATTTCGAAATCACCCGGGTCAGCTTCTGCTGCTGCACCATCAGCGTATAACCTATGATTTTCTGAATTATAACCAAGTCTCTTGCTATCAAACATAAACCAATTACCTGTACCATTTGTTCTTTTTTGCATTATCCAAGCAGGCTGAAATCCTGTATAAACAAAAGCACCATCTGTTGAGTTTCCGTTACCATGATATCGACCTATTCTTGAATAACCATAAACTGAATGAAAACAATACATCACATAAGTTGCTGTGCTTTGATTTATTGTGCTATCTGTGTTAATTGTTACAACAGAATTTGTAGGCGCTGTATCATTAAATGAACCACTATTAGTGCTAAATGCACCAGTATCAAAATATTGTTGTCCAGTAAAACCATTCTTATGATGACCAACAACCCAGTTTCCAGATGCACTTCTCTTTTTTATAATTACCATTTCTGGCGCTGAACTTAATCCATGTCTTACTGTACCTAAAGAGCCAGTACCAGTATAAGTTGTGATACTAAAACCAGCAGTTGTGTTTGCTTGAAAAACAGAATCTATTGTACCTATGCCAGTTGAACTTGCATCGTTTGTCGTAGTAGTTCCACCATTAGCTTTCCAACACCAAAATACTACATTATTACCATTACTATACGGTGCAAAAGTAGCACCACTACCAACAGTCATTCCGTCAGTGTCAAAAGATTTAAGAGAATTTGCATCTGTAGCTTCTTGAGCAGTATCGTCTGATTCTAAATATTTTGTAACACCTCTGTTTGAATCATAAAACTGATGACTATAAGCACTATTTCTCGATTTACCCCAAACCCAATCAGGTTGAAAACCTACACCTGTTATTGCTTCTTCACTATTTGTAGACATACTTTTTAAAACTGTATTGAAGTGATCATTGCCCTGTGTCGCTTTGTCAGGACCTATAGTAGAACTTGGCATGTTACGTGTACATATTGCAAGATAACCAGAAGGTGGAGCGTATTTAAAATTACCTATACCGTTACCATCAGCATTGTTACCTGCAGTTTCAGTACCAGCAAATGTTCCATCTTGACCAAAATTAAACGTTAATATATCTGAACTGGCTTGTAAATGATAAGCCGGCAAATAAAAGTCACCTGTATCTAGTGTCGTCGAAGGATTTGCGCCGGTTGCAGGATCACCACTTAATGACCATGTACCATTAACTCCATACCATACCTTTCCAGTATTAGGATCATAAGCCCACATTACAATACTACCAGACGAAGATGATTGACCACTGCTTGATACTAAGGTAGTATTTTTACTAATGTTAGTTGTTCCATGTGCATGACTTGCGACTTCTCCACCTGTTAAACTTGTTGTTAAAGAACCATATCCATCCATGTCATAGAACTCACTTATAAATCCGCTGCCGTTTCTTCCGTTGCCACTTAAACCTGTAACTCTTACTTCGTAATAACTTTTCATATGAGCAGCATGAGTTCCTCTTCCTATCCTATATGTAGCTGCTCCTGCACCACCACTTCCTGTTACTTTTAATTCACCTTCGGCAAAACCTGTTGTTTGATATTGTTGTTCTCCATCATTTAAAGTACAAAAGTTTGTAGTAGGATTATCTAATTTTCTATCGTGACTTGCAAATCCTGTTACACTCCAGTTGTTACCTTGACCGCTTGAATCTGCACCTAAACTTGAAGCGTCACTAAAATTTAAAGCCCAACCCTTTGTACCATAACTAATACTTAATTCTTTTGGAATAAATATTCCTTCCTTAAATTCACCATAGTCAGTTGGTGTATACGCATAACCGTCAGAAAAATGCATCTCGGAAAAATAGCCAGAGCATGGATAACGAAATCTAGCTGGTTCATGAAATAACATTTGTGTATAACCGCTTTGTATATAACCCTGATTGTTTTGACTTGGATAACTAGCATTAGCAAGAGATGTTTGTAGTTCGCCATTTATATAAATTTTAATTCTATCACTACTAACTGCTTGAGCGGTATCTTTAACTACGAGAACGTGGTACCAAGCAGAATTGTCAAGCATTGCTCTGTTTGGTTTCACTCTATGTATCGTACCTCCAGAATAATAGTACGATTGAATCTGTCCAGCATTTAGACTAACCATTTCGATGTCAGCGCCACCTACATGACTTGGACCAGCCACGGCATATATATGTCCACTAAAGGTTGTATTTCTTGGCTTATGCCAAAAAGAAAAACTCCACTTTCTTCTGTCACCAGCTCCACTACGAGTCATTCTATTACCACCTTCTGCATAAATTGAATGACTAAGGTTATGATTGTAAAATTCTGCTGCTTGACTTCCGCCGGCGATTCCAAATAAACTACTCATGATACGTTTAAGCTTCTCCCTATTTCTAACATATTAGATCCGTTGCTTAAAAAAACCAAAACATCAATTGCAGATGCAGTTGTTGTTAAAGTTGGTGCGGTTCCACCAGTAAACTTATAGTTACTGTTAAAACTTAGTGTTCTACTTCCTGATCCGTCTTGTGTTACAGATAATACATATACCGCGCCGTCGACCTGATTAGTTGCTGCAGCAAGAGTTCTATTACCACCAAGTGTAACTTTCGCTACTTGATTAGAACTTGCGTCCCATGATATCGTTGAACCATCAGATAACGATGTCGCGTTAAAATTTTGTGTTTTTGTAAACTCTTGAGCTGTCTTTAAATTAGGTATGGCAAATCCACCTGCCTGTGAACCATCATGTACTACGACGGTGTCTTTATCTGTATCTACCGTTATTTCTCCGACAGCACCCGTAAAAGAACCATGTTGAGAAGTGGTTCCTCTTCTAAATTGTACTTGTGTTGCCATTACGCTATGCTCCCAAAATCGTTAGTTAAAGTTAATGAACCTGTTATGAGTCCATGGTCTTGTTGTGTCATATCATCTAAGTTTCCCGTAGTAATCACTGTTCCAGTCGCGTTTGGAATCGTTACGGTTCTATCTGCCGTAGGATCTGTTACTGTCAATGTTGTTTCGTGCGCATCATCAGTTGACCCTTCGAAAACTAAGTTTCCAGTTAGTGGTCCAGAAGTGATTTGACTTCTTATGTGTGTATTTACGTTTGAGTGTAAATTAAATGCTTGTATTTTCGTTGCCATTATAGTGGAGTCCTTACGCCTCTAAGTTTAACACCTACGTTAGTTTTTGTAGGACTAAGTTTAAGTTGTACGTTTGATCCACTTATCAGTGCGTCAAACGAACCTAGGTTTGAATCGAGTAAAACTTGACCATACGTAGTCATAGCCACACTAGTTCCGTTATGTACTAGTAATATTTCCTCAGAATGAAAACTGCTACTCGCGTTATGAGATAATTGTGCTGTAAATTTAAAAGTTCTAAATGCGGCCTTATCAAAACTGTATATGTTTTGTGCTGAATCGT